AAGGAAGTGCTTAGTGCAGGGAAAGTCAGGCCTCTTATCATTTATGATAAAGCCATTGACTACCTTGCTCCTTTGCACAAGATGCTTTATAAGCATCTTTCCAGGCAATCCTGGTGCCTTGTCGGACCGCCGACGGCGGAGAAGATATCATCTGTCTGTAGGTACAGATATCAAACTAGCATTGATCTTGTCAGTGCTACTGATAATCTGTCCCTCGAGTCCACAGAGGCCATCCTCGGGTCGCTACTTAGTAAGTGCGAACGGGTTCCTGGCGGCATACGTGAGCTTGCTCATTTGTCGCTCAGGCCCTTAGTAACAGTGAACGGTGTGATCGAGGGCGAAGTGACCCACGGACAGATGATGGGAGCCTACCTTTCCTTTCCCCTGCTTTGTCTGCAGTCTTATCTTGCGGCCCGTTGGGCAATGAGAGGCCATAAAGCCTCTTATTTGGTCAACGGGGACGACTGCTTGGTGAGCTCAGATTCTTACGTGTCGCCTGAATCATATCCTTCCGGATGGAAGCTTAATGATAAGAAGACGATACGGAGCGAAGTTGTAGCCGAGGTCAACTCGACTGCCTTCTTGAGCGGGGGTGGTAAATGGCGCGAGGTGCGTCATTTGAGGAGAGGAGGTTTTCAGACCGATTTTAAAGGGATGATGCACGCTGCCAGCGCGGTGCGCTTTTCCCGCGAGTGGACGGACGCGTTCGTCCGCTCTCGAATCGGAAAGAAATGGGGTTTCTTACCTTACCAACTCCGGCTTCATCCTAAGTCGTATCCTGCATTTTGCAGGACTAGGGAGATGTGGCATAGGCTTTTCACGCCTTTGCCTGTCGCCCCTTCTCAGGAGAGAAGTCCGGAGATCCTTGGCCTACGTAGGGACCTGGATCCTGACGAACGGATTGCTTTTACTGCTTGGCAGTGGCAAAACGGTCGGGATGGTGGTAAGAAGAGAGACGTTTACTCACCTAGCGTGGGTGAGTTGCGTAGGACGTATGCGTACAGGGTTGTGAAGCCCTGGTCCCGACTTAGCTACGTGTCTAAGTTGGCATCGTTAAAATACGATGACGCGTATGGTAAGGTAGAGGGCGATATGCAGTTCGTTCCTGACGAATACATATCGTTAAGAGAGATGCGTGCCGTTAGAGAAAAGCTCTGCTTTATCCCACAGGTTGACGGCTAATTCACATCGGTCTCTTGGCGTCCCATAGTTCTGGCAACAGAATTGATGCGGGGCGAACGACGTCACATGCTGATAAGCAAGCGATAGTGAGGATCTCTCCTCCGCCGGTACGTTGGTCCCTGCTCCGAATCTGGGGCACATCAGCTATCAAGTGATCGGCGGTCGATAATCCGACCGATACAGGGGGAACTCCTCTCGCGCTAAAAGAATGTGTGACGTCCGACGCAGGGTGGGACGTTGTTAATGAGTGAACGGGGACGTTTATATCCCCTCGCCAGGCTCCAGGCGTG